AGTCCATTGATCCGCCATAGCCCTGGCGATACCCTGGAAAGTTTTTGATCTCAGGGTTCTACGTTCGGCAGGAGTTTTTGCATTGGCTAAAGCATCAGCATACCATTTAGGATGCGATTTACCACTTTTAAAAAAAGTTCTTTCACCCTTACCAACTATTTTGGTGGGTTCAAGCTTTGGAAGGTTTTTGAGCCATAAACAGGTTGTTTTGGTAGCTTCATCGCCAAACATATATGGTTGAATAATTTGATCAGGCTTACGGATTTTTGTTGATATAACCGACACAGGATTCTCTATAGCTATTCGTGGGATCGGACAATCCATAAGCTTTTGGACAAAATCTAAAGCGATTTTTTGCTTCTCCCATCGTTCAAGATTTTTAGATCCATCCTTATTGTATAGATGTCTAGCACCGCTAACTGATAGATAGGTACAAGGTGGATGTGCGATCATTAGATCCCAACCTTGGTTTACATAGTTAAAAACATCGCCTTGTAGATGCCATTCGGGGTGACCACCACTACAAGGTAGAATGTCGCAAGAAAAAGCCTCGTGACCTAAATCACGAAGCTCTTTAGTAATTGATTGGCTTTCTTCACAAGCCACTAAAATTTTTGCCATTAGTGTTTTAAATTGTAATTTTTGATATTGCTTCTTGAAATCCTCCAATAAATTGATCTTGATTCATACCATTTTCAATATATGTATCCAAGATTTTTGATTGTTCCTTATTACTAACTGATTCAGATGCTTCAGTATAATATGTAAAAGGTTTTTTGGGATGTGGCTCCATTTTAAAGATCCTACCAATTGAATCCACATATGTATATATGGTTTCGTTTGTTTTGGGGTTTTTTGCTTGGTTTTTTAGTGACCAAGTGATTGATGTTTTTTTCATTGTTTTGTTTTAGTTTGAATGTTTAAAAATATATAAAAGTTTTTGTCCCACCAAATTTTTGTGGGGTTTTTGTAGGGTTTTTGTCAAAGATTTTTGCCAAGGGTTTTTTGGGGTTTTTTGCTAGGTTTTTGGTATACGCAACTACAAAACAGTTGCAAGGGCAATTGTCCTGGAAATCGCATAGGTATACCTTAACAGATATAAATATCAATTTTATGCCTATTTTTAGGCTTATTTTGGCTATATCTTTTTTCTAGCTTATCATGTTATTAAATTTACTTTTTAATGTCTTATTTTGGCTTAAAATAGCTTTTTAACGGGCTAAATGTTCAAACCAACTTTTTTTACTTTGTTCCTCTAGTTCCTTTGCTACTTTCTCCGCTATTTTTTCGAGCGTTTCAGTATACAGATCTTTATAGAATTGCAATAGGTTTGCGTACTTAGGATCATTTTCTTGCTCTAGCTTTAAAATGATAACCTTTAAGTCTCTAATGTTCATTTTATTTTGTTTTGGTTTGTTCCTTTGTGCGGATCGAACGCATAAACCTACCAATTAGGCAAAGGATAAAGGGAACTTTTTAGGGTTCCCTTATTTATCTACTATCTAACTACAAAACCCGATTGATCCTTTTTAGCGTCTCCTTTAGCTTTCAAACCTACCACTACATTAACAGGATCGAAATACCTTAAGTCTGTATCGTCTCCGTTTATAACTTTGTAACCGTTCCACTTTTTTGGCAAATGATCCTGAAATACTATAGCAACATTGCCACCCAATTTTAAGATCCTTTTAGCCTCTATTTCGTTTGTTTCAGATCTAGAAAAGGTTACTTTGTAGCTAGTATTTTTATATCTAGAAATAATATTCGGGTTCTTTGTGTAATCGTAAAAAAGTAAACTACTATAGAAAGGATCTAAAAAATTGATCCCGCTGTATCGTTCCAATAAATATAAATGATCGACGTCCGAGGTACCGTTCAAACGTATTGCAATTTTATTGTCTTTCTTTATTGTCTTGTCATGAATAGAAAGTATTTCGTTTGCTAGTTGAATATAAAAATTAGAACGATCAAAAGCCCAAAATTTAGTTTTGTTAATTCTAGAAAGTTGGACGTTTGAAAACCTACCACGTCCCGCACTATATAGACAGGAGGACGTGCAACCCTTAGACGCAAAAGGACAAAGGTTAAACCCGTCTAAAGTATTTGCGGGAGCTAGATAAAGTATAAAGGTCTCTAGATCGTTCTTTATTGTTTTGCTGTTAGTTGATCCCTTACTTAAAAGGTTCTTAACGGGCTTGTAGCTGTTTTGCGGTTTGTTTTGTAGTTTAGTTGACATTTTTATTTGTTTTGTAGTTCTTGAAATATTGTTTTGATTAAGGTAATTACTAGCGTCCCAATAATTAAGTAGATCGCTAGATCAATAAAGTTTATCATGTTTATTTTATTTTAGTTAATAGATAGTCAGTTAATAGTTTTGCCATATTACCGAGAATAAGGATAAAAAGAACTAACTGAAATAATAAAAGGAAATTGGATAAATGTTGCATATGTTTTGTTTTGTTTAGGATATAAAGATAAGGATCTAATTAATACAAAGTTCAAAAATATTAAAATATTTATAAATTATTTTTAACCTGGAGCGATCCCTGGAGGATATAATTGCGTTTCAGTGACCTAACAATCATTAAATAATAAGTTCTAATTTAGCACACTAACCAACCAATAATTGACGCATGAATAAGAGAGAACAAGCACCGATAATATATATTATGTTAAATAGCAACCCCCTACCCTATTTTTTAGCGTAGATAATAGGGGAGACCCCTTGTGCCCCCCAATATTCTGATATAAAACAATGATTTTAACATTTTTAAACATTTGACACACCAAAAGGTATAATATGAACGCACAATTCAAGGAAATAGCTAAAGAGGCTTTTATCATAGCTTATAAAGAGAACTTCGGCAATATCACCATATCATGTGAGGCTTCTGGAGTCGGTAGAACGCAGTATAAGACTTGGTTGAAGGATGATCCTGACTTTGCCAAGAGGTTGGCTGAAATCGAGCCTGAGGAGATAATGCTTGACTTTGGCGAACAAAAGCTAATGGAGAGGATTGCTAGGGGTGATACCTTAGCGACCATGTTCTTACTTAAGACTAGAGGCAAGAGAAGAGGGTATATCGAAAAGACTGAGGTTGCTCATGAAGGAGATGTGGTTAAGCAAATTACAGTCAACGTAGTTAAACCGAATCAAATTGGAGATATTATGAAACAAATAGACGGAGATGAGCACAAAGCGTTACCTCAAGGTGAGATAATCAACTTTGATACGCAAACAGAGCCAGGAATGGTCGTACCTGCTTACAAGGCAGGAGAAAGTGATGAAATCCCTCTTTACAACCATGATAAAGGGGAATTATTGGATATTAATGAAGACGGTGACTATGAGGAATAGCTATAATGCCTTTATTTCGCATTTTAAGGCGATTCTAGGGCTTTTAACCCTATGTGTAGTACTATGTATCCATTTAATAATTGAAAGGCTTAAATGGGGCTTAAAATAGCAAATAGGATAGACACGCCCTACCTTCCTATAAAACCAAAAGTTTTCTAATGGAAAACACACAACCAATTTTTTAATTTTTTTTCCTATGTCTTATGAATGTAACCACAAACATCGTCTTCGAAATACTGCAAAACAGCCAAAAAAAAATATCAGTTATGCAAGGCGGAACCAGGTCTGGCAAAACTTACAATGTATTGACATGGTTTATCGTGAAATTATTACAAGAGAAGGGAAAAACCCTAACCATTTGCAGATCCTCGTTGCCATCCATAAAAGGCTCAGTGATGAGAGACTTTATCGAAATACTCTCGAAATATGGATTATACTCAGAAGAAAAGCACAACAAATCAGAAAATCTTTACTTTCTAGGAGGCAACATCGTAGAGTTCGTCTCTACGGATCAGCCACAAAAAATAAGAGGACGTAAAAGAAACTACTTGTTTATAAACGAGGCTAACGAGGTAAACTATGAATCTTGGATGCAGTTAGCATTAAGAACCACAGAAAAGATTGTAATTGACTATAATCCTTCAGATTATTATTCTTGGATTTATGACAAGGTTGTACCTAGAGAAGATGCTGACTTTACCATTACTACCTACAAAGACAACCCATTTCTTGAAAAATCAATCGTAGATGAGATTGAAAGGCTTAAAACAGCCGACCATCAATATTGGCGAGTTTATGGCTTAGGAGAGAGAGCAATATCCCAAGCAACCATTTATACGCATTGGAAGCGAAGACGCAACTTCCCAGATGGAGGAGATGTGTTTTACGGACTTGACTTTGGCTTTAACAACCAAACAGCCCTCGTTAGGGTTAAGAACTTTGATGGTGAGTTATTTGTCGACCAATTAATCTATGATACAAAAATGTCGACTGCTTTACTAATTGATAGGATGAGGTCATTAGGGCTTGATAGAAACTCGGAGATATATGCCGACCCTGCTGAACCAAAAACCATCTCGGAGGTGAATAAGGCAGGATTTAACTTGAAGAGTGCTGTGAAAGATGTTTATGCAGGAATCAACAAGGTAAAATCATTTCCTTTGCATATTAGGTCAGAGTCCTTAGATTTGCTTGATGAGATTAAAAACTATAAGTGGAAGACCGATACAGATGGTAACACACTTGATGAACCTGTGAAGTTTCGAGATCACTTAATGGACTCTATGAGGTATGCCATATACACAAAATATGCGAAACCTAAAAGAGGGTGGGTTGTATAGCATAAAAATTTG